TGGAGTTTGACGAGGCGCTTGCCAAGACGATCATCGCGGAGGTGCAGAAATTCATTGCCGAGATGGAAACCAAGATTGAACAACTGAAAGCGAGGACAGCATGACAGACCAATACAAAATCACCGCCGATCAACTGCGCAGCTTCATCGAGCGTTACGAGCAGCTTGAGACCGAGAAAAAGGATATCGCAGAGCAGCAGAAAGAGGTGCTCGTAGAGGCCCAGTTCTGCGGCTACAACACCACCATCATGCGCGAAATCATCAAGCTGCGCAAAATGGCATTAGACGAGCGGGCCGAGAAAGAGGCAATCCTGCAAGTCTATCTTTCTGCTTTGGAGATGAAATAATGGAATGGCAACCGATTGAGACTATCCCAAGCGAGGGAAACTTTCTTGCATTTGATTTAACTATTGGTGTTTGCATATGCGAACGATACTTTTGGGAAGGCAAGCAACGTTCTTGGGTCCATGAAATTGGAGGTGGGGGCGGGGAATACGATGACGATGAATTAACTCATTGGATGCCACTTCCAGTGGCCCCGAAGGCTAAATAATGCCAGCGCGCGTTCTCAGAGACGAGCGCGACAGGAAGGCTTGGCTGGCGTTTGTGTCAGCCCAGCCCCTCCCAGCCACTGTGAGCCTCACCAAGGGCGAAAGGCGATCTCTGCCCCAGAACAGCACGCTCCACCTATGGACGGGCCAGATAGCGGCTGAGACGGGCCAGACGCAGGCCGAGGCCAAGGCAGAGATAAAGCTGCGGTTTGGCCTGCCAATCATGGAGCGGGACAATCCCGACTGGGTGGCGAAGTGGCAACCACTGTACGGCGCTTTGCCGTACGCCATGCGGCTGCGCTTGTTCGAAGCCATCCCGCTCACCAGCCTGTTGACTACCCGGCAGATGGCCGAGATGATGAACGCGATCCAGAAGGAGTATCTTGCGCAAGGCATCCCTCTGGTTGATCCAGAGATGCGCCGCCTTGAGCAGATGTATGCAGAATGAAACGCACGCCGCTTCGCCCCATCAGCGCCAAGAAACGCGCGCACAAGGCCGCAGAGAGGGCAGCAGGGGCCTTGGAGCATATGGCTAGGGTGAAGGCCCTGCCGTGCTTGGTATGCGGCTCACAGCCCATCGAGGTGCATCACCTGCCCGATCCGCGATCAGATTTCCGGGTTGTCCCGCTCTGCCCGTTTCATCATCGCAGAGAATACGGCCCGCAGGCGTATCACTACAGCAGGCGGAACTTTAACGCGATCCACGGCAGCGACGAGCAGTTGCTTTCCAGAACGCTTGAGATGTTAGGAGAGACAAATGGCCAAATGGAAAAAAATGCCTGACACCCCCTCGCCCGAGGCCATCGTGCGGGCGGCGCTGGAGAGGGCGGCGGATAAGGTAGAGCGACAGGGCCATTCGCTGCACGTGGAAATTAGATGCCTCGCATCCGACCCCGCAGAGGTGGCGGCGATCATCAAGAGGGCAGAAGAACGCCATCTACACGAAGCCATCGTGCGGGCCACTGCCGCGCGCCTGACAGGTAAGATGATCTATGATGCCTTCGTCAAGCACATGAACCATGCTTACGTTGACGAGGACTTCATCGAATTGGCGGGCGTCTGCATGGACGGATACTTCAATCTCTTGGTGATTGCAGAAGAATTGCGGAACAACCTCGCATCCGACCCCGCAGAGGTGGCGGCGATCATCAAGAAGACAGGAGAAAAGTGATGCTCTGCTACACAGGCGTAAGAAACGCCAGAATATACCTAGACCGAAAGTGCAAAAGAACAGCATGGCGAGCTTACATGCGAGTCAACAACTGGTGGTATGACCTGTCAGGTTTGAAGCACGCTTACCGTGAGTTGTTCCGTTTTTGGAACGACGATTATTACTGGGAGTGCGAAGATGCGTTTTTCGATGACAACCAATGAGGGGGAGGATCGGGGATGAGTGACATGGGAATACCCATATGGTTTTTCATAGCAGCCTTGTTCGTTGTAATGCTTTGGGCCTCTTACCTTTGCGGAAAGAATCTGCATGGCTTACAGGAAGAGCGTGACGAGGCACTAAACCAGTTGGACAGCGCAAGGCACAGCGTTGACGTTCTGTTGAAGCGTGTCTCAGAACTGAAAGGGGAGGATCGGGGATGAGTGACATAATAGACTTCGCAAAAGCCAAAGCAGATGCGGACAAAAGCAGGTCGGCACATTTTATATCGCTCGACGTATATCTTAACTCAGACAACAGTGAGGTCTGGGCGTCAGTTACCAACGCTGGCGAAAATGACATTGACGCAAGCTGGCACAATTTTGTTGCAGACCTGCTGCGCAGGCTGGCGTGGATTTCTGACAGCATGGCTGCGGATATGGGCGGCGAGGATGGAAGACCCGTTGCAAGCGTAACGGCTTTTGAAAGCAGTCGTATCAGCACTCGGTGGGCAGACGATCTGGTGGTGACAGCAGAACAAGTTGATTGGGTGCGTGGCCAAATGCAGTCAGGCGTAGATGAGATTGAAGCCGAACTGAAAGGGGAGGATCGGGGATGAGTGACATGACCAATGACCGAGGGCATTTGAACGGCATCGCGAAATCAATAGGGATTTGTCCAGATTGCCGGGAAAAAGCGACAGAAAAAGAACTAGCTTTCGCCGCAGAATGGATGCGCCTTCGCGGTGCTGCTTATCACGAGCAAGTTGCGCACGCTCGCGGGCTGCCATCGCAAAATTGAAAGGGGAGGCTAATGACTGAGACCCGATCCTTCCCCGAAGCCGCCAACGGCCTGCCGCAAGCACCGATGGAGGCCGAACTGTGGGCAGCAGGCTGCGACCTGGAAACCGCCCGCTTCGTGGCGAAGCAGCTTGCCAATGAGGGATATGTTCTAATCAATCCGCGCGCCGTGTGGGAAGCGCACAGGCACTACGAAGGCGAGCGCAAGTATGTGCTGCGCCAGATCATCAAGTGGATAATGAGAGAACGCAATGAGTAGCTGGCGGCTTGATGAAACAAGTCAAATAGTGCAAAGTTAAAGGGCCGGGAGGTTGCACCCTCGACCGGCCCACACCAGCGGATAGGAGCCGCCAGATGTCACAAGATTTACCATCGCCTGAACTGCTGCGCAAGTTGCTGCGGTATGAACCTGAAACAGGGAAGCTGTTTTGGCGCGAAAGAACGCCAGAGATGTTTTCGTCTGGTAGGCATTGCATAAGTTGGAACGCACGACTTTCCGGGAAAGAAGCTTTGGGAAGTGATAACGGAAAGGGCTATAAACAAGGTGGTCTTTTTAATAGAAAATATTTTGCGCATCGCATGATCTGGGCCATGGTCTACGGATACTGGCCCGATCAGATAGACCACAAAAACGGTATTCGGCACGACAACCGCATAGAAAATCTGCGGAGTGTGCCTCAACACGACAACCTAAAGAATAAAAAGAAACCTATAAACAACACCAGCGGCGTTGTTGGGGTTTGCTGGAGTAAAAAAGAAGGCAAATGGAAAGCCCAGATACAACACAATGGGAAAAACAACAACTTAGGGATGTTCGACAGGTTTGAGGATGCGGCGGCTGCTCGACAGAAAGCCCAATCAAACCTTGGGTTTTATGAAAATCACGGGAGATAGATCGTGGCGAAATGGAAAGAAATGCCTGACACCCCCTCGCCCGAGGCCATCGTGCGGGCGGCGCTGGAGAGGGCGGCGGAAACTGCCGACAGCATAGCTTTGCCAATGGACGGCAGGCTTGCAAAGGCGCAGGCGCATTACATGCGGAGTGTCATACGAGACACCATTCTCACTCTCGCATCCGACCCCGCAGAGGTGGCGGCGATCACCTCCGCTGCTACGCAGCTTACTAACGCATCAAAGAAGGAGAAAGAATAATGCCCCTCGGAGCCTATGATTACCTTACCTCCCCCGAAAGTGCGGACATTAAACGGATGAAGCGACATGAATGGAAATTGTTGTTGTCAAATTGGCTTCGAGAAGAAATCAATGAAATACTAACAAGGTATGGCGTTCCGTCCGATGTTGCCGACGCAGATGTGTTAATTGATGCGCTGTGTGTGGTTGCAGTAGATAAGATTGAAAGAGAGGTGGCGGCGATCATCAAGAAGGCAGGGGAGGATCGGGGATGAGTGACGATCTGGTGAAGCGGCTGCGGTATGGCGTTGGATACTGGCCAGAAACAGGCCAAGAAGCCGCCGACCGCATCGAGGAACTACAGAGGGAACGGGACGAAGCACTGAACCAGTTGGACAGCGCAAGGCACAGCGTCGATATATTGGAGAAGCGTGTAGAATTTGTAGATGGGGAACGGAGAAAAACCTTCCAAGCACTGCTTAGGGTGACAAAAATACACGACGAGGTTGAGATCAAGCTGGCGAAGGCGGTGGAGGCTTTGGACGAGGCTTGGTTCATGCTGACTGTGCCGTGTCTTAATTACGAGCCCGAGCCGGAAGAACCGGGGCTTCGGCGCATCAAGACTGCCCTCGCAGAACTAAAAGGAAAAACCGATGACTGAAACTCGATCCTTTCCCGAAGCCGCCAACGGCCTGCCACAAGCGCCAATGGAGGCCGAACTGTGGGCCGCAGGTTGCGATCTGGAAACCGCCCGCTTCGTGGCACAGCAGCTTGCCAATGAAGGCTATGTTCTAATCAAGCCGCGCGCCGTGTGGGAGGCGCACAGGCACTACGAAGGCGAGCGCAAGTATGTGCTGCGGCAAGTGTTGAAATGGATCATGGGAGAGCGCAATGAGTAGCTGGCGGTATCAAATTATGAGGCATCGCGCCGACAGCGGCGAGGACTTCCTTGCTATTCACGAGTTCTTCGTCGGGCATGATAAAAAGGAAGGCTGGACGGCAAAGCCCGTCCCAATCGAAGCGGAAACCGTGCCAGAATTGCGCATGACGCTGCTCAATATCCTGCGCGACCTAGAACGCTATGGTGTTAGAGACTCCAAGACGGGCGAGCCGATCTAGCTGCGCTGCGATGCTATCTCGCCTGCAAGGGCCGCATAGCCTGCCGCGTCGATGGGGTTGTCAACATGCTGCGGGTTGTTCTTGAACCGCACCGCCTTCAACAGCACCATCATCATGCAGACATCTTCCGGGCCAACAGCGTGCTCAAGGTAAATGCTCCACATCGCGGCAATGTCCGCAAAGCTGTCCTCTGCCCCGCCGTGCGTGGCCGCACGATCCTGCGTGATGTAGAGGTGCGCGGTCTCAAGTATTTCTGATCTGGTCATAGTCAATCTTGGAATATGTGAACAGTGCTGGCGCGGCGACCGCCGCCCTTGCCGTAGGTCACACACTGAATATCCGATTGTCCAGTGTAAAGGTTCTCGTTGGCATAGCGTCCCGGAGGACAGATCGGATTGACTTGATACAGCGTCATCCCAGGCACGGCTATGCTCAGTTGATTGTGGCTGTGCCCGCGCCAGAGTTCACGGTTCCGTGACTTGCCCCAAGCCGCAGCGTGACGGGCCGCGATGGCCAGCGTCAGGCTTTCGGGCTTGTTGACCTTCTGGTGGCCATGAACGCCTGCCAGCAGGTTGCCTTCCCACTCGTAGGTGAATAGGTCCATTCCATCGAGCAATTCAAAGCGCGGCTCGTTCTGATACCGCATCCGCAGCGCCTGCCGCAGCACAACCGACATGGCCGGATCGTGATTGGCCTTGAGGCCCTGATAGACAACGCGCCCAGAGACAGACAGCGCGTAGTCGATGATTTCCACCATCAGATCAACAGCGACGTCGCTGATGTCGTCAAATTCCATATCAACGGCCAACGGGTTCTTGTTGCTCGGCGTCAGTGCTGAATTGTCATTCGCCTCAGTGAAATCGCCACCATTCAGCAGCACCATCGTTTCCGCGCGCGGTGCTCGATCAACTACATCGCGCACGCCTTCGCGCAGCCGTTCAACGGCCTGAGCCGTGCCAAATGATCCGACACGCTGGCCCAAATGGACATCGAAAATGGGAAGCATGTTCAACAGATCAGCCGACACCGCCTGCGGGCGATGCACGGGCGGCGCGGCCACGATGTCATTCATGCGATCCGCGATCCGCTCGGCAATGTCCTCCGGCGTTTCCTCTGGCGGGCGCAACATCACGCTGTAGCCCGGAGCGTCAGCCGTGGCCTTTGTCTTGATCCACGCCAGCGAAGGCACAAGCCCGGTGCCGATGGCGTTCATCGCGCCCTGCATCGCAGGGTCTTGCATTGCAAGCCTTTGGCGCGATTTGCGAACCGTGCTTTCGTTTACGTCAAACTCGCGCGCAACAGCGGCATTTGAGCCGAGGCGTTGATACGCGGCTTCATACTCCGCGCCAGTGAAACCTTTGTTGCTCGACATGCTTAAAGCCTTTCAGGATTTGTCCAAGCCACACCGGACAAGATGATGCAGGCAATGCCAGCCTCATCAACGCCGATGACAGCCCATTCGCCGTTGGGAGAAACCCAAAGCTGCGTTGCTAATATCTGGCCGCCTGCCATCTCCATGTAGCCAGAGCCTTCCATGTAGATGCCGCTTTCCTGCATCACGCGGCGTAGAGGCTCGTAAGCCATGCAGGCTGATTGCGCGTTAAGTATGGCCGGGACGCCTGACATCATCGCTGCCAGCGTTGCGCCGCTTATGAGGCAACGCACGTCCATCACCGTGGTATCAGATTGGCTTGCCGTGGGCAGGCCGCTGCGAAATGACTATAGAGGCGGGTAATCTCGTCGGTGGTTTGCGCCGTATCAGACCGGGACCGCGTAGGTAACGCATAGCCGATGCTGTCACAGATCGCCTCCTCAGTCGCGGAACCCACGCTCACTGTACTCGTGCAACTTGTCAGGCACATCACGAACGCGATCACGAATGCTGTCCGCATTGGCTCGGTCCTTCTCTATGGCATCGCGCAGCGCGTCCTTGCGTGCGTCTCTGCGTTGGTGGGCGATAACGCCCAGAAGTAACGACACCGCGACAGCCGCGCCGCTAATAGCCTGCCCCACCCGAGAATTGATTAACCAAGACCAGATCATTTTGTGCGCTTGTAGATAACATAGGCCAAGAACAGCGCACCCAGCACAATCGCCACAAGCTGCGCAGTCGGTGCAAGCTGGCCGAGCAGCCCAGAGGCTACAGGCAGATGCTCCGCTGCGACCGCCACAGCGCCCGCTACGCTGGCACCTGCTACCGCCTGCACCTCCCGATCCTCTTTGACGCTCTCGGGCTGTCTGGGCGGCTCTGCGGGCCAGTGCGTGACCGTCTGCGGCCAAGGCGTGCCCCAAGTGCGTGCAGGCCCGGTGTCGATGTGCATGAAGCCGCTCTTGGGATAATACCCGAAGCCAGTAAAGCCCACAGCGCGCGCAGCGGCCTCGAACTCATGCGGATCGTGGTTGTCCATTCGCACGTCGAACGCATCGCCCTGCATGTGGCGGCTGTTCTTCGCGCCACCCACCTTGCGGTTGTGTTCGGGCGAACGATAGGCCGATGTCAGGATCAGGGGCTTGCGAAGGCGGTCGCGCAGAGCTTGCAGCTTGTCCAGCGCTTGCTCATTCACCAGCACCTTGCCCGTGCCCTTGCAGGCAATTTCGCGCGGCGAAAAGGATGTCCAGCGCCAGCCCGCCATTGGCACGTCCGAAAAATGATCGTAATTCATTTGCCCACCCGCGCAATCAACGCTTTGATGTCGTCGCGTATCTCGGCCAGCATCTTGTTGGTTTCTTCGCGCGATTGCCGGGACATTTCCAAGTCCTCTTTGCGCTGGTTCCAAAGCCGCTTGATCTCTTTGTTGTTTTCCACGCTGCGCGCCTCAAGCCTGATCAACCAGACGAGAAAAGCTACGAAGGCAAGAACGACCGGCCAAAATGTGCGCACAAGTTCCATAGCGAAGCCCTTAATATTTGCCTTGCCACACCCGAAGGTGCGCATTGTCGCTGTTGTTCAATTCACGCGCCACAACCTCGCGCATCGCGTGACTATCATTCGGATTTACGCCCCACTTTTTAGCCCACTCGGCCCACATTTTCATCGGCACGAGGCCCACCAGCTTTGACTCCCCGAGGGCGTCCGCGCCCGCGCTTCGCAGGGTTTTGGCTTTCTCCAAGATCGGGTTGAAATCGTGCGTCTCCTGCACGATTATTTTCCCGTCCTCCTCGAATACCTGTTCCGCTATCTTCGTCATTCACGTCCTCAAACGTCAGTTGCGGATAAGCAGCCCGCATGGCCTCGGCCACCTCTGGGTGCATTCGCAGGATAGCCCCGCGACGGTAAGCAACACCGCCCCGAAATATCCCGTCACATGTTACACGATATTGTGCCATTGAGAAACAGGGGAGGCCCGAAGGCCCCCCCTTTTTTATCGTCAGGAAACAGCAGCCGAGAACGGCGTTGCTTCCGTCCCGCTTGCTTCCGACATTACCAGAACAGCCCAAGTGTCAGCGGCGATGTCATCACAGACAACGCGCCAGCCTTTGAGACCGCCCTTCGTGGAACCATCAAGCGTGATGGTGTCCGAGGTGTCGGCAGTGTAAAAGCACGATGCGCCTGCGCTGTCGTTGCCCAGATACGCAACACCAGCCATAGTGTCGTCGCCAGTGACCTGAATTTTCTGGTCGCCAGTAGCGTCAACCGCGCCGATAAACTCGTAGCGGTTGCCCGAACCAGTGGCCGGGGGCAGGGTTGCAACGATACCAGCAGCGCGGTTCATCACGATACGCTGGCCAACATAGCCCTCGTCGGTGATGGCCACGGTGGCGGCGGCTACGGTAACGATGCCGTAGTTGTTGAAATACGGTGAAGGCATTTCACAGTCTCCTTATGCGACGATGTTATCGTAAACCGCGCCGGACGCAGCTTCGTTGCGGCAGACGAGCGTCAGTTCGGTAAGAACTTGGCGCTTTTCGTTGTCGCCAGTCTTGGCCAGCGGCTCGTTCTTGGTCGAGCGCAGAATGCCGACAGCCCACATGTCGTTTTGCATGACAAACACATCGCGGCTGCGGTTTTCACGGCTCGGCTTGAACTCGACAGTTCCCCACGGGGTGACGTAAACGGCCATGTGCTTGATGACCTTTTCCGCTTCTGCCGTGATATTCGAACGCTGGTTGTTGTTACCAGTGAAGCCGAGAGCAATGTTCATCTGGTAAGCCGACAGATAAACCGAGTCAGGCTTGCCGCCCGAAACCCAGATTTTCTGCATCACGTTGTCGAACTTCGTCTGCGAGAATGCGGACGGGGTGCCGTCATCGGTGCGGGCATTGGTGCCGTCGCCAAGCGGGTTTGCACCGCCGTTGCCGCTCTGGAAGTCCACGTTGGTTTTGATCCAAGCGGGAGCGCCAGCAAGACGCCGGGCAGCGATGGACGAACCAGCCGACCGCGCCTGATTGGCGAACAGGGCCTTTTCGATGTCCAGCTTCTGCTCTTTGGCAATCTTCAGAACCTGATAGGCCATTTCACGGGCGCGGCCCGCTTTGTTCAAGCCCATGTCAGTGCCGGGGATCGTCACGGCATTTTTGAAAATCTGGGTGTAGTTGCCCAGACGGCTGGTGACTGCACGCGCTTCGGCAATGGTGTCATCGCCTTCAATGTGCGCGTTGTCAGCCGACGAACGCAGCGTGTCGGTCTGCCACTCGTGCAGCGTGTTGGTCGCGGTGCCCTTGGCGCAAGCCGTGTAGAACGGCGTTTCTTCGGGCGAAATGTTGTAGATCACATCGGCAAGGTCCTCGCGGATGCCCTTGACGGTGTATGAGTCGAGCGTGTTGGTTGGCTGTGCCATAATTTCACCTCATGCGGTTTGCTATTCAAGCAAGAAATCAACAAAAGCCTCTGGCTTCCCTGATCGTCTTGCGGCTTGCATTTTCCGTTTCTGAGCGATCTTCTGTGGCTCTGCGCGACGCGGTTTCGGCTTCACATTGCGCGGTGGCTCGGGCTTCTTTTTAGCCTGCGCCGTGCCGCTTTGAAGCTGGCGGAACCTATATGCATCATAGAGCACCTGCACATATCGCGCGTCTGCGATACTTGCGATTTCGTCAGCGGACAGCCCATAGCTTGTGCCGTGATCCAGAAGCGCCCGCTTGAGATTTGCCGCCTTTTCCGGGTTGGCAAACTCGGGGATTTTCTCTGCCAGCATTTTCGCCTGCTCTTGCAACGCCACTTGCATGGCACTCTGTTGCAGTTGCTGCTGTCGCGCTTGCTCCATCTGGATTTGGCGCTGCTGGTTTTGATACTCCTGCATCTTTACATCATACGCGGCCTTTTCCTGCATGTATCCAATCGGATCACGTTCCAACATGGACACGTCAGGGGCCTTGGGGGCCGTCATAACCCCTTGCTGCTGCATCTGCTGCACCGTCGCAAGGAATTGCTGTCGCTCAGATTGAAGGGCTTGATACAGGCTTTCGGCTTCCTTTCTCGCCTCTGCCGCCTGTTGCATTCCCTTCTGGATGTAAGCCTGTCCCGAATAAGACCGCTTTAGATCGTCAAGCGTGACCTCAGTTTCCTTCCCGTCAACCTTGACGGTGAAAGTCTGCGGCTGCTTCGCGTCGTCGGTTTCTTCGTCGTCTCCATCCCCATCAGACTCTGGCTCGTCGCCCTCGTCCTCGTCAACCTCGTCGGCTTCTGCCTCGTCGGTTTCTGCCTCATCGGCTTCAACCTCATCCGTTTCGGCCTCTTGGGTTTCAACTTCTTCGATTTGCTCAGGCTCTATAGCTAGAAGGCTATTTACGGCCTGTTCCATTGCATCAGTCGCTTGCACGGTGCTGATCCTTTTTGTTCTGCACGGCCTCGGCGTCCAATCTAGCTTGGAGGGCGTCCAGAATGATTTGCGTTGCGCGAACCCTCATGTGAGCGTCCGCAATCTCATCCATATCACAGTTGGCATTCAGGAAAAAGGTGGTTGCGTCGTCCCTGATTTCCCGAATGACCGACTGAAATACCTCGTCGGCCAATAGCCTGCGGGCCTCACCCGCGCGCTGCTTGACTAGGCTCAAAACATCCCTCCGAATTGACGCGGCATTGCCTGCTCTTGGCGGATACGGGCAACGTCAACGCTGGTTCCGTATTGGCCCAATATCTTAGCCGCATCCACCAGCAGGTTTTGCGCCATCTCATCCCGCTTCAGGTCATCGCTTGCGGCCATTTCCATCAACTTGCGCTGATGCTCCAATGCGGCCTTTTGCATATCAACCTGCGCGCGGGTTTGCGCCTTCATCTGCTCCGACTGCATAAACGCCATGTTCGGGTCAGATTGCTGTTGCTGCATCTGCGCCGCTTGCTGCGCCTGCATAATCAACTGCTGCTCGATCTGCGGGTTCATCGGGTTATAGTAACGATCCGCATTATGCAGCCCAGCCATGCCCAGAAGATCGGCCAGCGTGTTCCTGATGTTCGTCATGCCCACTAGGCCATTTGTCGGGCCATACGCCTGCCAAATCTGCATCTGCGTTTGCAAGGTGGCCTGCAACATCATCGCGCGTTCTTCACGGGCATTGTTGCCCAAGCCGACATTTGCCACCAAGTCCAGATCGCTTGTCCAGCTACGAGGATCGACGGGCACGAATTGCCCATCAAGGCGCATCATCTCGCTGGGGTTCGGGTTGGCCCGCGCAATCTGCACGATCAGGCGGAACATTTGCTTCATCCCGCCCTCTGCCAAGTTGCGAGCGATCAACTCAGAGACCGCCGTGGCGGCCTGCACAGCGGCATTGACGCCTGCGGCTGTCTGAGACTGCAAGGCGTCAGCATCCAGCCCCATAGCGGCCCCAGAAACGCCTGTCTTGGCCCTGATGGCCTCGTCATAATACTGCATCGCCGGAAGGGCGCTGATGGCCGCATTGCCGATCTGGAACTCGCGCACCGCGTTAATGTCCTTCATCCGCACGATGCCGCCGATTTCGTTGTTCAACAGATCGTCAAGATTTACCCGGCCCTCCAATGCCCCGAGGCGGGGGTTGTTCATCATGGCGATGTTATCAAGCAAGCCGCGAAGCATTGAAGTCGCGGCATCCTGATCGTGCGTCACAATCTCGGCCAGAGAGCTCCCGAAGAAAGTGTGCGGCTCGGGATCAACCTCAAAGACGGCGAAGGGCACATAATCGCACAACTCATACTCAAGGATTTCGTGGTCGTTGCCCGCGCAGATGAATTTATACAGCTTGGGAACGCCCAGCCCTTCAATGTCCATCTTCATGTAGGCTTCGGTGAATTGCACCTTGCGCATCGACGGGTCGTTGGGGTGCTCGTCCTCTGACGTGTCATCCCAGCCCCGGCGCGCCAATTCTTCCTCGTCGTCAACCGTGCCGTCAGCCGATCCAGACAGATTGTAAACCGTCTCGAAGTCGTAGCCCATAGCTACCAGATCACCGACGCGGGCCTCGGACGTGTGGCCGCAAACATAGCAATCCTCGATGCTGATGGCCATGCGATCCACAAAAAAATCCTCGGGCGCTACGGCATCAATGCGGATTTTGCCCTTGAGGCTTTCACGGGCCACGCGCACCCTGTAAGTCGCTATCTGCGGTTGGATCACCATGCCCATCGGGTCCATCACCGCTTCTGCAATGATGGTTTCCTCCTGCTCGATGATTTCCACCTCGGGATCGGCTTCGACAAGCTGCAACTGCTCGGGCGTCAAGTCGCTATATTCGTCAATTTCCAAATCGGGAACTTCGTCGTAGTAAACCTTGACGATGCCCGTTTTCTTGATGAGCGCATCGTGAATGGCGCTGGAAAGCACCTGAAAGCCGTTGTTTCGCTCAAAGACATACTTTGCGTATTTGGTCGCCTGATCGGCCCCCTGCACCGCTTGCGGCGTCGTCGGGATAAACTCAACGGGCTTGTCAGATTGCAGAAACACCCGCATCAGCGCAGGCTTGATAGCGCGGATCGTGTCGCGCACTTTCGTTGCCACCACGCTGGATCGGCCTTCTTCGTGCTCGATCTTGGTGTTGCCGTTGAAATATTTTTGCGCCTCAATCCGACCCGGCGCAATTTCCGTTTCCACGAAGTCCACAGCCTCGCGCACGGCGTTTGTAACCGTGCTTTGGATTTCCGTATCTGTAAGGCGTCTCGGCTGCATATTAACTCCTATTGGTTAAACTGAGCCGCAGTTTCTCGGCCAGCAGACGGCGCAACGCCGCCCGTCAATGCCCCTGCAATCATGCGGGCGAGAATGTCGGTCTGTTGGTCTGTCAATCGCTGGCCTGACATTGCAGCGTCAAGGGCGCGCAAAGCAATTTGAGCATCAGGCCCTCGCGCCTCAGTCAAAGCGCGTGCGATGTCTTGATAAATGCGCTGGCGTTGCTGCGTTGAAAACTCGTCTGTGTATCCAGTGACCGCCTGCACAAGCGCCCGTGTTGTGTTGATCGGATCGCCACGGAGAGCCTGCCCAACAACGCCCGGCGCTGTCAGCCCCGCCACGTCTGCCTGAGTGGCCTGCCGCATAGCCGTGCGGCTGTTGGCCGCCATTGCTGCGCGCGTTTCCGCTGCAACCATCGCCTCGTCCAGCATGTTAAACAACTCTTGTGAACGCGGACCCATCAAGCGCGAAATTTTCTGGCGTGCGTTGTCGCTGCTCATTTCGCGCAGTGTAGCCAATGCCTGCCGTGCGTCAATGTTGGGGTCGCTAGGAATGCGACGAACATCGCCAACCACCTGATCTATGCGTGTCCGCAATCCACGTTGCGCGGCCTCAATCTGTGCAGCAGAGGGGTTGCGGCCCAATTCCAAGGCAACGTCCTCAATCCGCGTGCGCGGGCTTAGAAGCCGCTCGCCAAGTTCGTAGGCATTGCGTTCTTGGATGGTATCGCCGCCGATCTTGACTGCCTGCGCATATGTCCCCTGACTACCGCCCGTTGCCTCAATCAAGGCATCGCGCAAGTCGCTTGCCTGCCGCGCATAGCGAAGGCTCTGTTGCGTTTCAACGGGAACAGCGCCCTCAAAGTTTCGAGCATTGCGGGACAGTTGGTTTAGCGCCTTTTTCAATTCATCAAGCTGGCGCACGTTCGGCATTTCGACAAAATTGACAGAACCATCTGGCGCGATTTGAGCCATGATCTGCTGATTGACCAAGCCGCGATCCATCATTTCCGCGTTGGCTTCGCGGATCGCTTGAGAAAGAATGTCGGGTTCAATGCGAGAGCGCAAAATTGACTCAATCTGCTGCCCGCTCGTGTCTGCATAGTTAATCGGCGTTCTATACGCCTGATCGTAAACGTTAGCACGCTGCGCCTGTGTGCGCTGCATGATTTCAGAAACGGCAGTCACAGGGCCTTCTGCGGGCTGACCTAGTTGCTGCGTCAGCCCAGTCTCAAGCCTTTCACCGACGCGCGCCATGCGTTCTTCAATCGGCCCGCGAGCCGCCGCAGCACCAGCAGGGCCAGAGGCCGCAGTGGCATCGAGAAGCGCCTGCGCAGCTTCTCCAGCATCTGCAATCATGCCCTCGGAACCAGCCTGTTGAAGCCGCTGCATGGCGGCATTCATATCGCCGCCCATTTCAAAGGTGTTCTTGATAACGCGCGCGGCGTTTGCCGAAATGCCGAAAGTCGCGGCGATCTGGGCAATGTCGCTGCGCCGGATCAATCCAGTCACATTGCGCACGCCAGCTTCAACCAACGGTGTTGCGCCGCCCATAATCGCGCCCACGCCACCACCAAAGCCTGCGCCAGTTGCAGCCTCAGAAACTCGGCTGGGCATGTCGGTGCCCTCGCCAAAGCCGTAGATGCCGCCTTCCACAGCCCCTGCGGCAAGGCCAGCACCAGCGCCACGCGCAACTTGCGATGCACGGGAACCTTGGCCAAGAACGCCGCCGAGAAGCCCAGCAGCGCGCGCAGGCGCGGCCAATGCGGCGGCCCCACCAGATGCAAGCCCCCCCAGAACATTAAGGCCAAGCGTTTCTCCGGGCCGCTCGCGCTGCATTGCGCCAGATACCATCCTTGCGCTTGCTGTAGCTTCCGGGCCGCGAACTGCGCCTAGCAACTCGTCCAGATACGATGCTGCGAATGGAATACCGCGCGCCACTTCACCAGCGCGGGCCGCAAACGGCGCTTGCGCGATGATGCTTTGATCGGCTGCACCGCGCGCAATCTCACCGCCAGTCATGCCAGACAAAGCCTGCTGGACGCGCTCCGGGTCTGTCGAACTGAAACCGGGC